AGTGTGAAGAAGCTATCAGCACCTACGGCCTATTAGGAAAACACCCTACCACAGGAGGAGCAATAGCAAGCCCCTTTGTACAGATGAGCCAGTCGTTTCAGAAACAGGCTAACCTGCTCTGGTATGAAATGTTCGAAATTGTAAAACAGAACTGCACGACTGCCTTCACTGGCAATCCTCAGGACGATATTATGGAAGCACTTTTATTGGGCAGGAAAGGACGGTAAAGGTACATGAATGTAACTGAACGTTTTGAAAAGGTTAATATAGACAAGCTGGTGCCGTATGCCCGGAATGCCCGTACTCATAGCAAGGAGCAAATACTCCAATTGAGAGCCTCCCTTCGGGAATTTGGATTTGTCAATCCAGTAATCGTAGACAAGGATTTAAACATTATTGCAGGCCATGGAAGAATCTTGGCTGCCAAGGAAGAAGGCATCACAGAGGTGCCTTGCGTGTTCGCGGAGCACTTAACCGAAGCCCAAAAGAGAGCATACATAATTGCGGACAACCGTCTTGCTATGAATGCCGGCTGGGATATGGAAATGTTATCGGTTGAGATATCAGAACTTCAAGGAGTCGACTTTGATCTGTCTGTACTAGGTTTTGATGAAGCTGAATTAAGCAAGTTAATGGGGGATATTGAAGATGTAAAAGACGATGACTTCGATGTAGATGAAGAACTAAAAAAACCGGCAGTAACAAAGGTTGGAGATTTATGGCTCCTAGGAAATCATCGATTAATCTGTGGTGACAGCACCAAAATAGACACTTTTACAGTCTTGATGGACGGAAAGCAAGCAAATCTTGTTGTAACCGATCCACCCTATAATGTGAATTACGAAGGTTCAGCAGGTAAACTCAAAAACGACAATATGGCAGATGAAGCATTCTATACTTTCCTTCTATCAGCATTTAAAAACATGGAAGCAGTGATGACAAAGGATGCTTCTATTTATGTGTTCCATGCGGACACTGAGGGCTTAAATTTTAGAAAAGCTTTCTCAGACGCTGGTTTTTATCTTTCAGGTACTTGCATATGGAAAAAGCAATCACTAGTATTAGGTCGCTCTCCGTATCAGTGGCAGCACGAGCCTGTTCTGTTTGGTTGGAAGAAGGCTGGCAAACACAATTGGTACTCAGACAGAAAGCAGACGACCATTTGGGAATTTGAGAAGCCAAAGAAAAACGCTGATCACCCTACCATGAAGCCAGTACCTTTGATCGCCTACCCTATTCTGAACAGTAGTATGGTTAATAGCATTGTGCTTGATCCCTTCGGCGGTTCTGGAAGCACACTCGTGGCCTGTGAGCAGACGGAGCGTATATGCTATACCATTGAGCTTGATGAAAAGTATTGTGATGTTATCGTTAAGCGGTATGTTGAGCAAGTCGGAGATTCAGATAGTGTGTTTCTATTAAGAGATGGTACGAAGTACAAATATAGTGAATTGGCAAAAGAATAATGTCTAAAAGACTTGCTATTTCACAGCTTTAGAGTGATATATGTAACTACCAAAAAGAAAGGTGGTAGTGATTATGAGAATAAACTACAACGTAACAGGCTCAGAGCGCAAGAACTTAGTGCAAGCAATCAGTGAATTAACTGGCGAGCCTATAAACTACAAAGGTGCACCCACGTTCGGATACGTAGTAGGGAAGTTTTACATCGATAAGAACGGAATGTTAAAAGGCGATGATAGTTCAGAACTAGTCAATAACCTGGAAGTTCTTCACGGTCTTAAGGCTATCAGCATGGAATACGACTCTCCCCTATCGGAAGAACAAACTAAACCGGATGATCTCCTTACCGTTGAAATACCAATCGAGGGCTTCACAGAGGAGCATTTAACAAATCTAGATAAAATAGTGGCAAGCAAAGCAACGTTAATCAAAAAAGCTGTCGACACTGAAGCCTTACCAATTGAAAGAACCGAAACTACAATCAAGTTTCCTTGGTTTAAATTAAAAAACGACTGCGGCGAAGTTGAAGCCTACACTGCCTTTGTAACAGGCCTTTGCTCCTTGGCAAAAAAGCAAAAACGAGTAACAGCTAAAGAAAAAGCTGTTGATAATGAGAAGTACGCTTTCCGGGTTTTTCTTTTAAGGCTTGGTTTTATCGGAGAGGAATTCAAAGTTGCAAGAAAGCTGCTCATGAAAAATCTTTCTGGGAATATTGCTTTTAGGGATGGCACTCCGAATAAAGTGGAGGGTGAGCACGATGAATAACTTTCCATCAAGAGAAACCGTTGAACGTATCCGAAAACAATATGTCAGAGGCAGTCGTGTAGAGTTGGTTAACATGGATGACCCATACACAAAACTTAGGCCCGGTGACCAAGGAACAGTGAATTTTGTTGACGATACTGGTACCGTTTTTGTTAATTGGGACAATGGCTCTACCCTCGGTGTTGTCTATGGTGTGGATAGCATAAAGAAATTGTAAACCACACGATCAATATTTGGAAAGCTTGAAGAGGCTAGTCACGAACTCTACTAAGGAAGGTGTAGAAGATGAATAATAAGGTGAAGGAGCAGATATTAAACATCAGGAACTCTGGCGAAACTAATATGTTTGATATTCCCAAGGTGCGTGAGATTGCATTTCGTAAAGGATTTATCGAATTAGCCTGCTACCTTACAGAGAACAAAATTGCTTACTTTCGTTTTATCTTGACCGGAGAAGAATAAATAGGATTAAAGTAAAACAACTGAGTGCAGTGCCGGAAACGGTACTGTTTCTCGTATAGATAGAATTTGTAGGCTTGGTTAACATCAGGTCTTTTTTTTATGCCATCAGAAAGGAGGCGGCGGCAATACGGAAACTAAAGAAATACACCCCGACAAAGTTCAAAGCCGAGGATTCAATCTACAGCGAGACTGCCGCCGACTATGCTGTTGCCTTTATACAAGCACTCAATCATACAAAGGGAACATGGTCTGGGAAGCCTTTTGATCTTATTGACTGGCAGGAGCAGATTGTACGGGACTTGTTTGGAATCTTAAAGCCGAATGGGTATAGGCAATTTAATACTGCTTATGTAGAAATACCAAAGAAGCAAGGTAAATCTGAGCTTGCAGCAGCTATTGCCCTACTTCTCACCTGTGGTGACAATGAACAGCGGGCTGAAGTTTATGGCTGTGCTGCAGATAGGAATCAGGCATCCATTGTTTTCAACGTAGCAGCGGATATGGTTCGGATGTGTCCGGCCCTTAATAAAAGAGTTAAAATCCTCGACTCTATGAAGCGGTTAATTTATAAGCCAACAAGTAGCGTTTATCAAGTACTATCTGCTGATGTTAGCAATAAACATGGTTTTAATACTCACGGTGTGGTTTTTGATGAGCTCCACACTCAACCTAACAGAAAACTTTATGATGTTATGACCAAAGGTAGCGGTGATGCAAGGATGCAGCCGCTATATTTTTTGATAACAACTGCAGGTGACAATCAAAACAGCATCTGTTGGGAAGTACACCAAAAGGCCTTAGATATAATTAAGGGCAGAAAGCACGACCCCACCTTCTATCCAGTTATTTATGGCGCTGACCCCGACGAGGATTGGACTGATCCTAAAGTGTGGCGGAAGGCAAATCCCTCTCTTGGAATCACGGTCGGCATTGATAAAGTAAAAGCTGCCTGTGAAAGCGCGAAACAGAACCCAGCTGAAGAAAACAGTTTTAGGCAGCTTCGTCTGAATCAGTGGGTAAAACAATCTGTGCGTTGGATGCCAATGGATAAGTGGGATAAATGCGCATTTAATGTTGATCCGGATGCACTTGAAGGACGGGTTTGCTACGGAGGTCTTGACCTTTCAAGCAGCACTGATATTACAGCATTTGTACTTGTACTCCCGCCTGAGGATGAAGATGACAAGTATAGTATCATGCCGTTCTTCTGGATGCCGGAAGATAACCTTGATTTGCGTGTTAGAAGAGATCATGTAAATTATGACCTCTGGGAGAAGCAGGGATTCCTAGAAACCACTGAGGGTAATGTGGTGCATTACGGTTTTATCGAAGCCTTTATTGAGGAACTTGGCATGAAATATAACATTAGAGAAATTGCCTTTGATCGTTGGGGTGCTGTTCAGATGGTGCAAAACCTTGAGGGGATTGGTTTCACAGTAGTTCCTTTTGGGCAGGGATTCAAGGATATGAGCCCACCAACTAAGGAACTGATGAAGCTTACTTTGGAGCAGAAATTAGCACATGGTGGTCACCCGGTACTTCGCTGGATGATGGATAACATTTTTATTCGTACTGATCCTGCAGGTAACATCAAGCCTGATAAGGAAAAGTCCACTGAGAAGATTGACGGTGCTGTGGCTACCATTATGGCATTAGATAGATCGATAAGGTGTGGTGGCAATACAGGTTCAAGTGTTTATGATGAAAGGGGGCTAATAGTATTTTGATTTGTAGCCGTCCTTGATTCTTTAAAATCATACGCCAGCTACACTTTTCCGTGATATAATTGTAAAAAATACGGGAAGGCGGGATAAAAATATGAGTATACCTATTTCTGAAGCACAGTTTCAAAATGCATATCGCTCTGCTGGTTTATGGTTTGTAGCACTTTATATGGAGGCATTTCTTTTGAGAATTGACGAGCTCCAAGATGATGTTAAGAAAACGCATTTAATTGAAGAGATTTACGATAATGGCCAGAACGCCGACAAATACGAAAGCGGTACTCGCACCCGTGTAAATTGTCTGTGGCGCATCATTAATTCAGGAAGAAGCATTCAGGCCTTAGAAGTTGCAGCAAATTCGAACAGACTAAGAAATGATTTCCCTGAAGCATATAAAACAGCGAATGACTTGTTGAAACGAATAAATAACGGTGAATTCATAATGCCTAAAATCTAATCCAAGAAATTAAAGCATCTCAACAGGAGGTGCTTTTTTCATGCCCATTTTTGAGGAGGTGGTTTAAATAAATCCATTTAAGAGACTCTTTCACTCAAGAGACAAACCCAAGGATAGTTGGAGTAGAGGTCGATACAGTTTTCTGTTCGGCGGCACGACCAGTGGAAAAACAGTAAATGAGAGAACAGCTATGCAAACCACAGCAGTATATGCCTGTGTAAGGATATTG